AAAAAATTGTAAATCTACCTTTTCGGCAATAGTTTTAAGTTGGTTTTTAGTTACCCAAGAGCCTGGGGAAATTTATATTTGCTCTAATAGCAAGGACCAATCCAGCTTTATTACTTACCGTAAAATTGTTTCTATAATTAGAAAGAATCCGAAACTTAATGAAAAGTGCCGGATCTATACCGATTATATCGAGAATATTAAAACTGGAACGATTTTAAGATGTTTAAGTTCGTCTTACCGATCAAGCGCTGGTCTTAATTGCCTCTTAATTTGTATTGACGAATTGGCCTCTTTTGATACGGATTCGTTAAGATTCTTTTTTGAGGAGCTGCAATTATCCCCGGTATATGAATATCCTCTTATCCTGGTAACTTCTACCGCTGGAAGATCAGAAGAAGGGATCTTGTGGGATTTAGTTAAAGAATCAAAAAAAGGTAATACTCCGGAAAGTTATTTCTATATCAAGCAAGGAGAAGAGGCAAACCCGAGCAGTTTCGTAACTCAAAAATATTTAGATAGCCAGGAGCATAAACCGGGAATGAGGCCCAATTTATTCAAGCGATTGCATAAAAATCTTTGGGTAAGTTAAGAATATACTTTTATAACCGATGAAGAATTTAGGGCTTGTATCTATTATAAATTAATCAGAAGGCCGAAGACAAAAATTCCTATATGGTTAGGGCTTGATGTGGGATATAGAAACGACTATACCGCTATTTGTGGGGCGGGAAAGGTCAATAATAAAATTTTTTTGGTGGATCATAAAGTTTATATTCCCCTAGAAACTGAAGAATTGGAATTGCAATTTGATGACGTTAAAAGATATTTGATTGAGTTATCTAAAATTTATGATATTCAAAGTTTATATTTTGACCCTTACCAGGCTATTCAATTAAGCCAGGATCTAAAAAAAGAAAAGATTAATATGATAGAATTGCCTCAAACCCAGGGGAATTGTATAGCCTTTAGTCAATGCCTTTTTAACCTGATTAAAAGCCAGGGGATAAATTTTTATGAATCGGAAGAACTCAGGCTATCCCTGATTAATTGTAAGGTGGTTTATTCCTTCCGGGGTTGGAGAATCGTCAAAAAATCAGGAACTAAAAAAATCGACCTGGCCATTGCTCTGGCTATGGCGGTCTATGGGGCGGTAACTGCTCCGGAAGAGTCGGAGTCTATAATAGAAGGACAAGGTGCCGGGGGACGACCAAGTGCCGAGCAGGATTGGTGATAAGTGTGTTATAATCTAATTTATGTAAAGTAAATAATTTGACTATTAAATAATTCTATGTTATTCTTTGAGAAAATAAATATTATTTTTAGAGCTCCACTTTAGAGAGCCAATTTGAAAATGTTAATTCATTTTTATCTTGGCTCTCTTTTTTTTGTTTCTAAAGGGGATTTATGGATTCAAAAGATATATTTCAAAATACCAAAGAGACTATAAGGAAATTAGTTAAACCGGAAATGGGCGAAATGTCCAAATCTGGAACTGACATCTGGGGTATTGGTAATCTTCCAATTTATAATCCTGATGATCTAGTAGAAAAAAAAGGATTAGAAATTTACCGGACTATGCAAAGGCGGGATGGCCAGGTTAAAGCTGTCTTTATGTTAAAAAAGCATGCCCGGTTATCCACCCCCTGGGATATCAGGCCGGAAGATGAGGATGATCAGGATGCAGTAAAACAAGCTGAATTTATAAAACATTGTTTTTCAGAGATGAAAGGGAATATCAATAATACCCTGCTTAAAATATGGAATGCCATGAGAGACGGTTATTCGGTGGCTGAAATTAATTATAAGATCCTTCCCGGTGGAGAATTTAAGGGGATGATCGGGATTGACAATATCAAAGTAAGAAAAGCCATAAATTATATGTTTGAATGTGATGAGCATGGCAATATTAAAGAAAAAGGCTTGATTGAATCAGGCAATAAACCCTTACCGGTTAATAAATTTATTCTCTTTGCCTATAATCCCAATGATGACGATGCAGACAGCTTATATGGTGAGTCCGATTTTAGGGCAGCCTACCGGTATTATTTCTCTAATGATATTGTTCAAAGGTTCTGGAATGTCTTTTTAGAGAAGTTTGGCCAGCCCACCGTAATAGGTCGTTATGAACCTGGTACTCCCAAAATCAAACAGGATGAATATTTAGAAATATTGAAGAACATTCAGACTAATACCGCGATAGTTATGCCAAGGGGTTTAGAAGCTGAACTTATGGAAGCTGTCCGAAGAGGAGAAGCAGGTTATAAGGATGCTTTTAATATAAATAATGCAATGATAGCCCGGGCCTTATTGGTGGGGACTCTTTTAATGGACACCGGGGAACAGGGCTCCTGGGCCTTATCGAAAACTCATTTTGATATCTTTATTTATATCCTTGATTATTTAGGTGGGGAAACCGAAGATACGATCATTCGGGAACAGATCATAAAGCGGTTAATAGATTTTAACTTTCCTCAACCTAAATATCCTTACTTTAAATTTGAATCGCTGATTAAAGATGATCAGAAGGCTAAAGCTGAAATTGCCAAGATGTTAGTTGATGCAGGGTTGATTAATCAAGAAGAGGAATGGGTCAGAGAATTTTTGAAGATCCCGGCCAAAGAAGAGGGGATAGTTTTACCTGAACCTAAACCCAAAGGTGGATTATTTGTTAAAAATATAGAGCTCGGGGCCCCGAGCAAGACCTTAAATTATCAAGCCAGATTATTAAGGCAGCCTAATCAATATGAAAAGAAATGTAATTTTACCAGGATAATCAAGTCTTTAGATAACTTTGAAGTAGAAGCTAAAGAAGATCTTAGAGAGATTTTAACCTGGCAAAAAGAAGCCCTTAAAAAATCAATAACTAAAGCCAAGATTATGGAATCCCAAAATGCCCGGGAAGTGGAGAAAATTCAATTACATTATGTCGGTGAATTTAGAGATTGTGTTGGAAAATGGCTACAGGAATTATTTAAATATGGAATGAGTGAAGTAGAAAGTGAATTAAAGATTAATAAATTTGTGGGGTTGCCCGCTGAAAAGGCAATGCAATATTTAAAAAATAAGGCTTTTTGGATTGCCGGAGTAACGAGAGATACCGTTTTAAAGGATGCTAAAGGAATATTATATACCGGGATGAAGAACGGTTCGACTACCCCAGAAATTATGTTTTTGCTGGATCAGTTTTTTAAGAAATTTATAGGTACTCCGGGAGTAGAAACCAGAGAAGGTAAATTATTGACCCCTCACCATTTAGAAAATATAGTCAGGACTAATTTTTCAGATGCCTATAACCAGGGTAGGCAAGACATGATGGAAGATCCTGACGTAAAAGATATCATGGCCGGGGAAATGTTTTCAGCCATAATTGATGATCGGACTACCGATATATGCCTGGCTTTAGACGGTCAAGTATTTATCTATGGTGATCCTGATATAGCCAGATATACTCCACCATTACATTATGAATGCCGATCACAATTAATCCCGGTAACTATATATGAAAAATTTGAACCGATTAAACCAGAATTAAAAGCCAGGGTCTTACCAATGAAGGGTAAGGATTTTATCAATATGAAAGGAGATGAGTTATATGCCTTACAAATATCCGGATAATATCCCGGAAGGGATAAAAGGTTTACCGGCAGAAGCCCAGAAAACCTGGATTGATATTTTTAATAATGCCTTTGAGCAGTACAAAGATAGGGCTGATAGGGAAGGTTTAGCCAATGCTACTGCCTGGGCTGGCCTTAAAAAAGCAGGTTGGAAAAAAGACAAAGAGGGTAACTGGATTAAAACCGAAACCCAGGGGAATTTAAGCACTATGGAATTGGCAATATTAGAAAATTATTCCCAGACTTATGAGTTAAAAGATGTTGAGATATTTGGTATTGGAGAATGGAAGGGCAATAAATATACTGGGGAGGATCTTGATGGTATTGTGAATGATACCAATGAAATAATCGATAAGTTAAAACCGAAAGTAAAACTGGGCCATGATGATAAACAGGCGCTATTACAAAGGACAGGATATCCCGCTGGTGGCTGGATTACCAAATTAAAGAGAGCAGGGGATAAAATTTTAGTGGACATAAAGGAAGTGCCTAAGGTCTTATATCAATTAATCAAAAATGGGGCGTATAAGAGGATATCAAGTGAGATTTTAGCCGATTATACCGAGCCCAGCACTAAAAAGAAGTATGCAAAGGTCCTCTCAGCCATAGCCTTTTTGGGGGCTGATCTACCGGCGGTAACCAATTTAAAAGATATTGCTGCCTTATATGATTTTGATGAGAATGCCAATTTAATTATATACGAGAAAGAAGGAGAAAAGAAAACGATCCAAAAGGTCGAAAAAACAAGAAAGGAGGTTTATGTTATGCCAGGTAAAGTAACAATAACAGAAATCGAAAATAAGAAATATGTCGCAGTGGAAGATTACGAGAAAATTGAAAAGGAGAAGGAGACAATCGAAAAAGAGAAAGAGGAGGCCAAGGGATTCAAGGAAAAATTTGAAGTCGAAGAGAAAAAGTCTAAGGAATCAGAAGAAAAACTAAACAAAATCTCTAAGGAAAAAAGAGAAGCTGAAATTAAAACCTTTGTCGATACTCACTGCTCCGAAAAAGACATGCGTTTTCTACCTAAGCAGAAAGAAGTTTTAATGGCTCTTGTAGAGTCCACTTCTG